ATTTACATATATTAGAGCATGATTAAAAAGTACAATTATATAAACATACTTGCATGGACGGTAATAATTGTCTGTCCATTCCTACTTCAGCAAGCAGATTTGATAGTAACTAATGATTGGAAGATCTCTTCGGGAAATGGATTAATATCTATTCTAACAGGAACTTTCCTTCACTCATCATTCTCACACATGACCAACAACCTGGTTGGGATCCTACTTGGCGTTTCATTATTATACAATTTGTATAATAATATGTACCTGAAGGTGATAGCTCTTGGAATAATACTTCCATCTACTGTAATGTATCTTCTTGGATTGAATTCAATTGGAATAAGCGGATTGGTCTATACACTTATATGGTTCGTTATTATCCGGGGCCTAATGTCAAAGCATTATGTGAAATACTTCTCCTCAGCCCTCTTGCTGATCTTTTATGGATCCAGCCTAAAATCAGTAGTCCCATCCAATGAACCATTCAGCCTGATAGCGTGGCAAGCCCACCTGGTTGGTGTAGTGGTTGGTTTATTCCTTTCCATATATTCAAAACTTGTAAAAAGCTAGGACGTCAATATCAGATCGTTGATAAAAAATAGTATGATTTTTTTTGCCTAACTCATTGATAATTCATACCTTGGCCATATAAAATCCAGAAACTATGATTATTTACATTCAAATTTTACTAATACTCTTCGCAATAGGATTTCCTATTATGCTTCACGTAAAGAAAGCAAGAGTTGAATTTTCGTTAGGCATATCCTTTATGCTTGGACTGTCTTACGAAAGAACTGATCTCTTGATCAAGGATACAGTATTCACTAAACATGAAATGCTGTTTGCATTTGGGCCACTATACGTTAAAGGAATATGGTTAAGGAAAATAGGTGTTCATGAAACTGAATAGAAGGAAAGTAAATAAGGACTACCATGAGCCGTTTGTTGCTCATGGTAATATTGTTATTGGCAATCTTAGGACTCAAGGAATAAGCGTTATAGACCCTTCAAGGCATGCTAAAATAATTCCTTATACAGACACTGCTAACGAATCAGTAACACTCACAACACATACAGGTAATGGAGAGAAAAGGGAAAGACGAGAGCTACGACCCGCTAAGCAAGGAGGATTTCAACAAATATGTAAAAGAATTGTATCTTACTTCAGAAATGGCTAAATCAATGAAGCCAGGTAAGATTGACAAAGTTAAGTATAAGAGGCGAAAACTTAAATAGTGATACATTTAATAAAGATACACGATAGAATGGATATTGAAGAGGTCACTGAAGTCTTAAGGATGAATGCAGACCTACTGTCTCTAACTGGAGACACCTTTAAGATAGAGGCTTCATTAGAGAAGCATCTCTCATATAGGAAGAATACAAATCAATCAATGCAATCATTCTTAATAAAGCATCTAAACGATAAAGTTAAATACAAAAGAAGATCACTCCTTTAAAGGCCCATCAAAAAATGGATCATGCTCCATTGTTACTTTCACTCCATTCGGAAGTTCAGTATATGAAAAACTCTTCTTTTCCATTCCGGGCTTAACCTCTTTCCTTTTCAAATTCTTCATAAGTCATCTTAGGTTTATCAGTTCTCCAATCTTTTTCATCCCACTTCCCTAGAAATGGATCATAGTCCTCTATAGCCTCTTTCCTTTTCAGCTTCATATCTTAAATGCTTCTGATGGTTTAGTAGGATGCTGCCTTAGCATGGCCTGTATTTCGTTATAGCACTCTTCAATAGTTTTGGCCTTCTCTTTATAATCTGGATCAAGCTGTCTTCTCTTAAGACGCATGACTACAAAGCTTTATTGCTTTCTTCTTGAATCCGTCAAGATCATTCTGCGATACTGGATTACTTGCCTTATGTACATATAATGACATTTCTCCACTATCATAAAGAGTAAACACTGTGGAATCTTCTATGTTATTTATCTCATAATCAGCTTCATAGCCGCACGGGTAGCTGCCTAAAGCATAGTTTAATTTTTTCATCTCTTTATCTAAATCCATGGTAGTTGCTGTGTAATTTGTTTCGGAAACAAATTACAACAAAAAAAGATCAATTCCTAATTTATATCATACTATTTTCATACATGCAAATTTGGATTACCGGGAATAATGTCGTAAGTTTGCTCTTTACATAGATTACTTAGTGTTAGAATTAAGTCAAGTCTGCATCCAATGACCCACAGGAGGTGAATCAGGAACAGGTACTTAAGGAGGTTAAAGAGTAATTGATTGGAGTAAGGAAACCTTTTATATATACGCTCAAGATTGGACTGGATACGGAACAAGTAGAATCCTTCTGAATTAACAGATGTTATCAGTCCTTGGGAAATTCAATGGAATTAGCACTGTCTTGAGGAAAATATAAAGAAAACAGTTCCTAGTCGAAATATACCAATTCGGCAAAGGGATCTCCTGTATCTAATCTTAAAAATTTAAAGTTGTTTTATATAGTGTCAGTAAATGCATAAATAATCCTATCGCGCGAGTGGTAGGATTTTTTTTTGTCAAATATTTGTTGTAGCTTAGCAGAATGGAAGATGAAAATAAGAACCCGGAGGATATAGTTGTGATAGATATAGCTTCTATCCCGCGAGGCTGGGATGTTGCAAAAGTGTTACATATAATGAAGACACAAGGCATACTCATAGTTGATTCATTTAAAAAAGAAAATCAACCAAAGCCAGTTATGCCATACATGCTTAGCCCAAGAAGAAAAATGAATTACAAAATAGTTGAACATAAAGATTATATAAAATCAAAAAATGGAGGACAGTAAAGTATTGCAAGAGAAGTTAGAGGAGTCTCACACTAAAGAAGAGGTGCAGGCTGCGGCCCAAAGGGTTTTAAGGATAGCTCCATCAAAGAGGAGGATCTTAGACATGACAGACAAGATGCTGCTTGAGAATTATGCATTAATTGCACACAAGGCAAGCTCATTGTCTTCAGCTCAAAGAAAGCTACTTGTAAATAGGGTTGGCTACGCCTTAAACCAGAAAAGGGTCTCAGTAGATGAGGTCACCACTGCTGTTAACAATCTAACTAAACTAATCGAACAAGAATTAAATGATGAGCTACAAGACATTGACCGTGATGCTGTCAACGAAGGAGAACTTCCTGGACAGGTTGAAGACAACACTGACGACGGCAAAGAATAAAGGAGCCATAATGGTGACTATTCTTACTACCCCGTCATTTCATGATGAAGTGTTTCAGGCAATGCTTAGGCATCACGCAATAGATCACATGAGATTAGCCGGCAAAACAATATTTATGATAAAGGAAATGAGGGTTGAAATTATAAAGATTGATGGATATGTCTAAGGAGAAAATATATTTAAACGGAATACCAATATTCAGGAGTGTAGAAGGTGATAGAATAAAGTACGTGTTGTTTGAAGACAATGATGAGACATCACACGTTATATATATGACTAATGCAGAGGAAAGACATGATGAGTACGGAATAATACTTAGGGAAATAAAAAACCTGGTATATCCTTCTGGCCCAGATAAGACTGATTTTGACGTAAGAGTATTAATACAAGAATATGAGCAGAGCAAAAGAGATAAGCAATGGCTACAAAAATTTACTCAGACACAAGCTGTCGTTGACGTCAGATGAGGAAGAGAAACTCTTCTCAGCCAGAATGGAGATATGCAGAGCATGCCCATCGAGAGATACAACGCTTAACAGGTGTAAATTATGTGGTTGCCCATTGGCAGCAAAAACTAAATCAATAGAATCAGAATGCCCAATTCAATTATGGTAGATTGTAAAGAGAGATTACAAGAGATGGAGGCCAGAGTATTGGCATACTATCTTGACATGCCAGAGGGTGATGACAAGGAAGTATATAAAGAATTTTTTGAAATAACACAAGATAGAAATGGTAGAATCTAAGTACAGTGACGAAGTAAGAGATGGTATTAAAGCTGGTGTAGATAAGCTAGCTAATGCCGTAAAAGTAACATTAGGCCCGAAGGGTCGTAATGTAATTATAGAACAGATTCCACCACTTGATCCTAAAGTGACTAAGGATGGTGTAACTGTTGCAAAGGAGTTTGAGTTGTCAGATCCTATTGAAAATATGGGAGCTACTCTAGTAAAAAGAGTTGCGGAAGCATCTAATGATTTAGCTGGTGATGGGACTACAACAGCAACAGTAATTGCGCAATCTATTCTTAAGGAAGGAATAAAACTTGTCAAGGCCGGTTATAATCCACTTGATATTAAGAATGGAATTGATAAAGCTACAAAAGCTATTGTAGCTAAGCTTATGGAAATGAAGCAAGATGTTTCTGCTGATAGTGACGCCATACGTCATGTAGCAATTACGTCTGCAAATAATGATTACGAGTTAGGGGAGCTAATATCCAAGGCTTTTGCAAGTGTTGGAGAAGATGGTGCCGTATCGGTGGAAGAAGGTACGGGATTTGAAACCTCTGTTGATTTGGTGGATGGATTACAGTTCGACAGAGGATTACTCTCAACTTTCTTCTCTACTAACCCGGATAAGGTCGAGGTGTCTATGAGGAATCCATACATACTTGTAGTGAAGGGAAAGGTGACCACTGCAGAGCAAGTAATCACCACACTGGAGCCTGTAGTTGAAAGCGGTAAGCCACTATTGATTATTGCAGAAGATGTAACAGGGCAAGCCCTATCAACTTTGGTAATGAATAAAACTAGAGGTGGCCATTCCATTGCGGCGGTAAAGGCACCTGGGTTCGGAACTTATAGAGATGATTTACTATATGACATAGCAGCCATTGTCGGGGCAGAAGTAGTGAAGTCTGAGGACTTAATGCTGGTTGATGGATCTATGCTGGGAACTGCTGAGCTTGTTAGTTGTACCAACCTGAATACAATCATCATGGGTGGAAATAAAGATGAAGGAGTGGCTAATTTGAGGAAAGCAGCTATTGATCATAAAATAAAATCAGAGAAACTTACTGAATACGAAATTGGAAAACTTGAGGAAAGAAAGGCTAAATTGTCAGGCGGTGTGGCGGTTATAAATGTTGGGGCCAAGTCTGAAGTTGACATGAAAGAAAAGAAAGATAGGGTTGATGACGCTAAGGAAGCTGTGATATCAGCGCTGGAAGAAGGCGTAGTGCCTGGTGGCGGATTAGCCTTACTGCATTGCAAAACTGCTATAAGCGTTTCTTGTGAAGATGGCACGGATGAACATCTAGGTGTCGACCTAATGCTTAAAGCAATAGAATCTCCATTCAGAGTTATCTGTGAAAATGCTGGAGTATCTGCTGATGTGAAGATGGATGGAATTACTTCAAGACCATTTGGCACTGGCTATGATGCAAAGAGAGATCAGTATGTCGATATGTTATCTGCAGGGATAATAGATCCTGTCAAGGTGACACGAGTAGCGCTTGAAAGCGCAGCTTCAGTGGTAGGAACAATTTTAACAACAGAATGCGCTCTAATAAGAGAACGCTAACTGAGTGATAATCAATACATTATGAATAAGAGACAAAAATTACAAAAGAAAAACTTGGATATCCATCGCAAAAGAACTAACTTAGCGAGTGAGATCAAGAGAAGGGAGTATTGGAATTTAATGGCTCCATTCGCAATTTATGATAAAGAAATAATAGAAGACCTTAAAATACTTTTAATGATAACAAGGAAAGAAAACTACGATAACGTACCCGTTACTTATTGTAAAACCTGTTTAAGCTTACACATTAAGGACGTAACCTTCCCAAGATCGGATGGAAGCGAGCCAATTGAAGAGCAGAAGCCAGCAGCATTAGTTGGATATTGCGTACCATGCGGAAACACAGATCTAGCAGAAGCACAAGTTTCGGAATGGGAGGAAATGTATCAAGAGAAGTATGAAGATAAGTTTCTAAAAGACAATTAAATGTTAGATATATTTGCGCTTGAAACATGGGATGGAGATCGCTTAGATTATGTCAAGCGAGATGTGATAATCAAACCATTAGAGAGATTTGCAGAAAAAGTTCATTATACATTAGGTTCAGATGTCTTAAAAGACAGATACTACGTTGCTACCAGGATTACAGGTAATGAGAAGGATGGCTATGAGTTGCACACAACAATAAGACAGGATGAGGAATATAAATATAAAGAGAATACACACGAGCAAGAAACAGATCTTTAGATACTGGCTTGAGTTCCTTAAGCCATACCACAAACTTCGACAAAAAGAAATAGAGGCTCTAGGATTAATGCTGTATTACAGATATGAATTATCAAGGGAAGTTCTGAATCAAGAACTAGTTGATAAAATCCTATTCTCTACCGATACCAGAAAACAAATAAGAGCAGATCTTGGCGACATGGATCCCAAGGTTTTTAACAATCTTCTAACTGCTCTTAGAAAGAAAGGAGTTCTTGGAAAAAAGAATGTCATAAACCCAGGACTTATACCTAATATGTCCGAAGATGGATTTAAACTCGTATTTAACTTTGAAATAGACCCCAAACTATAATGAGTCTAAACAAAGCAGATAGGCTAAAGGCTATTGAGTTAGCGGAGAAATACGGATTAGACGCCCATGAAGTTGAATCCATGGTTAAAGCTCCTTACGAATTCATACATGAAAAAACTAAGGAATTGAACTTTACAGACGACATGTCTAAAGCAGAATTCGATAAGATCAAAACAAATTTCAATATACCGGCCATAGGCAAATTATATGCTAGCCACTATCTATACAGTAGAATACAGAAAAATAAGAAGAAAAAGCTTGGATAATAGTTAATTTTTTTTTAGCTTTACCAAAATTATTAATTTTAAAACAATTACAATGCAAAACATTATCAATGCAATTGACAAAGCTACTAAGGCTGGAGTCTACAGTCTTGACGAAGTACTAAACGTTGCTAAATCATTGGAAGGTCTTGGACAAATTATTCAACAACATCAGCAAGCTCAAGAAGCTATGAAGGATTCGCCAAAAGCTAATCCAACAGCAGCCAAAAAAACTAAGTAAATGAAAGAGGCCCAAGTTACTAAAGACGTAGCGGCTCAAGAGAATGCTCTAGCCAAGGAGGAAGGCGTAAAAGACTTCTTCCAGGTTAGGGACAAGAGAAAGAGAAAGACTGGTGGGTTGATTGATGACGTCTCTCAAACCCTTGGAAACGAGGTAGAAGAGAAAGAAAGACTCTATAAAGAGTCTCTTGCTGAAAAGGAATTACCATCTCATATCGTGCCAATGTTCAATACCCTTTTCTTGACAGCACGTAGAAACAAAATCAAAACAGATAGTGGACTTTATTTACCTACAGCATCTTTTGGTGGTGAAGGAGCCACTGATTTAGAATTAGATTTTGCAGATATACAGAAGGTATTAGCGGTTGGGCCACAAGTTCAGCAGGCTGTACCAGGGATGGAAATTAAATTGAACATGGAAAACTTCAAAAGAAGACTTGAGGCGAATATGGCTCAAAAAGTAAACAAAGAGTTTGAATTTTTCTTGCCAGTAGAAGTTATTGATGGTATAGAATATGTTAAGATAACAGAAAGAGATATCTCATACATCTCAAATAGTATGGGCCTAATATCTAAAAAATAAAAGTAATGGATATAGACAAGTTAATTACAAAGTTAAGAGCTGCAGAGCAAACTCAGCATGTAGTTCTATCGTTAAAGAGATTAGTTGATCTTAGAGCTGGATTAATCTACGCACTAGAAGAGATTGATTGCAAAGAAAAAGAAGCTGAAGCTACTGCAAGAGCTGAGAATCCTCCAACAGAAGAGGAGCAAGATTTAATCAATCAGCCATTGGCTAATAAGATTGAGGTTGCTAAAGAAGAGATAGTAAAAGCTGTTGAATCAGTTAAGAAACCTCGCAAAAAAAGAGCAGTAAGGAAGAAAAAGTAAAAACAACACACATTTGTAGTGATAGCCCAACTTGACAGTTGGGCTTTTTTTTTGTAGTTTAGCGATCAAGGAAAGAATTGGATCAACACTAAGATCCTCCGCGCAAGTTGTAAAAATGACGGAGGGGCCTAGTGAAAATAAGAGAGGATGAATCTATTTGATATAGTAAACAACAATGTGGAGTTCAGTCCACAAGCTTTGTCTATAAAATACTTTAAGGTAGTTTGGGATAAAGATAAGAAGAAAGATAAACTAAAGGCAATTAAGGAATTGTCTTATATATATTACATGGCCGATGAAAGAAGTGACTATCAGTACCTTTTGGATGAGGATGAGCGCTCTGGACAGATCATTGAAGATCTGGACATGGGGAGTGGCTGGAAAGCTGAATCATATATTAATGAAGCTATTGCTTACTATGTTAGGGCTAGTACAACTACTAGTACTCTACTTTTGTCTAGCACTCGTAACGTTATACAAAAGATTTCTAAATTCCTAGACAACATTAACATGGAGGAACGTGATGAGAGGACTAAGAAACCAATCCATGACATAAGTAAGATTACAGCCTCTGTTGAGAAGATACCAAAACTAGTTAAAGCTCTCAGCGAGATAGAAAAAGAAATTATTAAAGAGAAAGAACTTAAAGCTCAATCTGGAAATAAAGAGATAGGTCTGTTCGATGACAACGAAGGGATCTAATGAGAAAGTTCAATAGCATACAAACTGAGCTAACGGAAGAGTTGCTCGGAAGAATGACCAGGGAGGAAAGAAATGACCTCCTTGACGACATTGATGCTATTAGGTTTGTACAGAATCTGGCCAACCCAGATAGATTAAGAGTAGGGCAATTAGATAGATGGGATAATCCACTCCTGCCACTTACTTCTCCTGATCCGGAACAGACCTTGAGAAAGTTGAATCCGAAAGGAAGAATTGCAGTAGATCTAACTAACCCCCATATCTTAGAGGATATGGATTATTTTAGACCTGCAGCTATTCATTTTGAGAAGCATGGGAAATATACAAAACTATTTCCGAATAAGAATAAGAATTCTGAGTATTATAAATACTGGAAGGAAGAGGCGAGAAGATGTAGAGAAGGCTATATAAGAGAGCACGATGGTGAATGGATACCAGGCACCTATTACTACATGCTTAATTACGCTCCATTATTGAGAGCTGAAGTTATAGCAGGAACCAAGCAGGCTGACAGGGTGGAAGCATTTCCATTTGTATATGATGCTGATTATTGGTTCTTTCATTATTGTGAAATCGCAAGGGCTCATGGTATGCATGGGGCCAATCTAAAAAGAAGGGGGTGTGGATATTCTGTAAAGGCAGCCACTATGTTATCCAAGAACTTTGTTATTGGAGACACAACTAAGGCTAGAAGAAAAGTAAAATCATTTGCAATTGCGAATGAAAGAGAATACCTGACTAAAGATGGTATTCTTAATAAATTTGTTGGTAATATTGACTTTGTTGCAACACATACTCCGTTCCCAAGGGTCAGGAGTCTTAAGGATTCTTTAAATGACATGCATTGGAGAATGGGACGAAAGGACTCAAAGTCAGGAACTGAAGTAGGAATACTCAATGAGGTTATTGGAGTCACTCTTAAAAATGATCCGCAGAAAGCAAGGGGTAAAAGGGGCGCGCTAGTCTTATGGGAAGAAGCCGGTAAGTTTGATGACTTCTTAACCTCGTGGGGTATAGCAAGACCATCTGTTGAAGAATCTGGATTTGCATTTGGATTTATGATGGCTGGTGGTACCGGTGGTGTTGAGGGAGCAGCTTTTGAAGGATTAGAAGAAATATTCTATAATTCTTCAGGGCACAATATTTATTCAATGCCTAATGTATTTGATAGGAATACTAACGGGAAGGGCCAGAGCGCTTTCTTCTTTGGAACTTATCTGAACTACAAAGGAAAATATGATGAGAATGGTAATAGCGATGTAATTGGCGCTATGATCCAAATCAATAAGGAAAGAAGCAAAGTTAAGTACGGAGCTGCAGATCCTAACGCGATCATTCAAAAGAAAGCTGAAGAACCAATTACTCCTCAAGAGGCTATTATGCGTACCGAAGGTACAGCATTCCCGGTAGCAGATCTTAGAGATTACTTGGAAGATATTATGCCAGGTATAAAAGGATTCACTGATGCGCACTGGGTAGGAGATCTTACTTACAGTAGTGAGGGATTCTTAAAATGGAAGAACAATGATAAGCTCACGCCAATCAGGGAATTCCCATTTACAGTAAAAGGAAACAATTCTGATGGAGGAATAGAAATATTCGAGATGCCTCAGAAAAATAGAGATGGCAACATCTTTAGAAATAGATACATAGGTGGGATTGACCCCATTGATAATGATTATACCCAGGGAGGATCCTTGGCTAGTATATTTATTTTTGACCTATGGACAGAT